TTATTCATCCCCTGCAGGAAACCTCTTATACAAAGTTGACACACCAACATCATAGATAATCGCCACCTTCTGGCGAGGAACTCCTGATGCAATTAATCGTCCGGCCTGTTCCCATTGTTCTGGTGTAAGTTTGGGACGACGTCCACCAATTCGTCCCTGTGCGCGAGCAGCTTCCAGTCCAGCTTTTGTTCTTTCAACAATCAGTTCACGCTCCATTTCAGCCAGGGCACCCATCACATGAAAGAAAAAGCGCCCCATTGGGGTACTGGTATCAATTGAATCCGTCAGACTACGAAAGTTGATGCCTCGTTCGCGCAACTCCTCCACCAGCACGACAAGATGCCGCATACTGCGCCCCAGTCGGTCCAGTTTCCAGACCACCAGCGTATCACCTGCCGATAATGTCCTGAGCAGTTTTTTCAGTCCCGGCCTTTCGGACTTTGTACCGCTTATCTTGTCTTCAAAAATCAGCTCGCATCCTGCACAGTTCAGCGCATTACGTTGTAGATCTGTGTTCTGGTCATTTGTTGACACACGTACATAGCCAATAAGCATGGTAGATCTCCCTGACAAAAGCAGGAATGATGCCATTTGCTCGTTATTTCTGCATTTTCATAAACGTTGGTTTGGGAGAAGCGGCAAAGAGGAATGTGGGGACAGGAGAAAATCAGGTACCGGATATGAACAGCTTTGGTAACTCATTGACCGCCAATGGATACCAGAAATTACCTGGGGGGATGATTATTCAATGGGGGAGTTTTTATGTCTCACCAACCGGAGGAAGTGTTGGAACAGTTGATATAACATTACCTGTAGCTTTCCCTGCTGCTTGTCGTTCGGTAAACGCTCTTATTTCAACTAATGATCCTTCTGCCCGTTCTGTGGGCTTTGATATTGGAAGTACCAACAGAACTAAAATCAGATTTACTTACACTTCTGCTACAACAAATTCAATTTACTGGATGGCTGTGGGGTATTAACTATGGAAAAGACATATTATTTTAATCCCTCTGATTCGGGATTTTATATTTCACCAGATAGCCAAACCATTCCTGAGAACGCTACGAAAATAAACTTTACTATTTATTCTGAGTTCGCAGGAGTTGCATGGCCTGATGGTAAAATACTTGGTTCAGATAAAAATGGTTTTCCAGCATGGCAGGATGCGCCACCACTTACCAGCGAAGAATTAATCTCAATCGCTGAATCAAATAAACAGCGATTAGTTAATCAGGCCAACGAATACATGAACAGTAAACAATGGCCTGGTAAAGCGGCGATTGGTCGTCTGAAAGGTGAGGAACTGGCGCAATATAATTTGTGGCTGGATTATCTGGACGCACTGGAACTGGTCGATACTTCCAGTGCGCCAGATATTGAATGGCCTACTCCTCCGGCAGTTCAGGCCAGATGACATCCGGCGCGGTACTGGTATCTGTTGCCGTCACCGCGTCAATGTAATCCAGCACAGTGTTAAGTCGGGTGGTCTCTGCCTGCATCAGCTTCCGCCCGGCCTGCAATTTCAGTTGAATCAGACTAATGGAAGCCATTGCAGTATCAATCAGTGACTGACGTTGTGCTTCTGCCGCGTCTACTGCGGCGCTATGCTGTGTCTCAGTATCCGTCACCCATTTCTCACCATCCCATTTATCGTATGGCGTTAACGGGGCGATAGTGGTTGTTTTTTCGGGGTAATCACCCGGAGTTGTGATTTCTTTGGCGTCTCCCGTTTCGGTGTTATAGACGATTTCACCGCGATGGTCTGGTACATATTCCCATGAGTTAAAATCTGCAGAGCGGCAGATTGCATAACCAGCTTTGTAGGTGCCTGGAGCATCTAAACAGGAATATGCCGGAATGCCGACACCAACAGCAAGATATTCAGTTGAAGCTGAAATATACTCCCGACTCATGACGTCAAAGTTATAAACAGTAATTTCTCCTGCCATAGTGGCAATTAATTCACTGTTTAATTCTGCGTTATTCATTATGCAGCCCTCACAATATAGTTAAAAGCGACATTTCGTGGGCGTGTTTCATTCGCACCTGCAGGTTTAGTCGTTGCCGCAACAACACCACCCTCTGTAATAGCCGGGTTGGGAATTGGGTAATTATCGAAGTCAATGGCCGGAGACAGGGGCGTGATTTGTTTTAAAATCGTGGTGCCTGTAAAACTTCCCAGAGTCTGGTCGTTAGTTCGTGAAGTCCAGATTCCCCAATAGTGGTTATGACTGACAATCGCACCGTCCTGAAGCGTTAATAATCCCCTTCCGTTATCCACTCCACGTCCGTCATCCCAGCCACGAATAAACTCACCGCGTAAATCAGGTAATTTATTTGTCGGATAAGCCTTTGCCAGTTCCGGGTATTCTTCAGCAGAAAAAGCTGCTCCGTTGCATTTCAGCCAGCCTGTTGGCGGAGTGGCTGAAGGCCACGGAACAGGCACACCAACGGGTAATGCTGAGCCTTCTCCCAAACCAAGGTTTTCGAGAGCCGTTTTCACCGTGCCATCCGATTTGATATCACCAAACGGATTCTTGCGGCTTAACAGCAGCGCACGAAGCGCGGTAAGCAACTGGTCGTTTCGCCCCTTCTCCAGGCTGGCACCGGATGCCTCCACCACGCCACAAAGCTCTTCCTGCAACATGTCAAAGTAGTCATCATCCAGATCGGTGGCAGGCGTGCCGGTCTGGGGGTTACCACGGGTAAAACCGTTCTTACCCGCGCCGAACTTATCCTTCTGCGCGGTTTTCGTGTCTATACGATGCATGGATTACTCCGGATATTTAAAAATTACGTAGGTATGCGACGGGCAGAGTTTGTTAAGCACACATTCGACAACGGTGTCGCCCCAGATACGCAGTGCGGAATCACAGGGATCGCCACATGTCATCCAGGTGGTGTTGGTGGCGGCTGGCATGTTGACCTGCCAGTAATACCGCCATTCAGGCGCGTTCACCGCGTCAGTACAGGCCGATGAGCAGGTGAACGTGCTTTTGTCGTATCGCGTGATGGTGGCATCCGGTCTGCCCAGGGCAGCAAGCTGTGCAAGATAAAAATCCTCGTTGATGCCGCCCGCCAGGTTAACCTTCGCATCCAGCCGTTGCTGACGCTGGCGAAGGGTCTGTGTCCCTGCGGGAATACATTCATCCGGCAGACCGCACAGACGCTCCCAGCGGTTTATCAGTTCATTGGTGGTGCGCGGATCCAGCTCCCGCATCAGGGCATCCGCACGCTGATGAACGCGGGTTAATGACGGTGCCGCACCGGCAATCGCCGGATCGCTGGCTGACCACGCCGGACCGGGGGGCAACAGTGCCGACAACAGACGGATGTAATCATCGTTTGTCACGTCCATGAAATCGTCCCCAGTACCGCCAGTTCATTTTTTGCAATGGAGATATTGTCTGCCGGTGCAAGCAACTGATGGCTGTATTCCCCGTTCGCACCGGAAATCGCCTCACTGATACGCGATACCTTCAGTTCTCCCTGCGGATAACCATCACGCAGCAGGAACGAACGCAACTCCGCGGTAATGGCAGCCCGTATTTCCGGTGTGTCCGGCGTCACACGGATATGAAAATCCACCGTATGTGCCACCGGCCTGAACACATACAAATCAGAGCCTGCCACCGGGGCCAGTGGCCCGATATGTTGTCTTGCCGCCGTTTCCGTTGATTCTTCCGGAATGGGATTAATCAGGTCACTGCCGGCAATCATCACACCGACAGTCCCCGTTCCCATCCAGTGTCGGTATGTCCATGCGCGGGTAATGCCGGGCACTTCTTTAGCCCAGACAACATAGTCCCCGTCAGCCCCGCCCTGAGGCGTCCAGTAATATCGCTCAATGACGCGGGCGCGCCACGTTTCCAGATCTTCAGTATCGAATCCGCCAGTCAGGGTATCTGCCACACCGGAAGACGGCAGACCATTCACCGGCGTGACCAGGATTAATGACGTACCGTCGTCAGCGTTACCGACCGCACCTGCACTTGAGCAGGCGATCGGCACGCGCAGGACACCACCGGAGCTGGTTGCATCGGCAGTTGCCGTGTACTGAACCAGGTCATCGCGTTGAATAACACTCCCGGCGGTCACCTTCAGCCCATCGCTGACACCTTCCCAGCGCATATACCCGCTGGCAGCAGTGGCCCCCTTGCGCGGACACCGTTTCATCGCAGCATGTCGCGCCAGCCAGGACTCATCGCACAGGTCAGGCAGCATGTTCATTGCCAGATAATCGATGTAACCGTAAACCGTATGCAGCGCCGCCGCATACACCTTTGCCCGCACGTCTTCATCCATGCGCCGGAGCGTGTCGCTGACGTCCAGCCTGGCGAATAAATCGTTACGGAGCATACTGATATTTTCTGCCAGCGTCGGGCGCTGAAATTCACTATCCGCCATGCGTTATCGCACTCCACAGATCATCAAAAGAAATCATTACCGGTCCGTCACGACGCCAGAGAGTGATACTGTTACCCAGTTCATTAATCCCGGTGCGGCGGATATCCAGATCAATACGGGACACCACGCCGTCATCAGTCATCCATTGCAGGCATTCGCGGATATATCCCCTTACCGTCTGCACCAGCTGATTGGTCAGTTTGCTGCGCTGAAGCAGCCACAGCCGGGAGCCGTAACGGTCATTCTGTACCGCAGGCCAGGTATCCCCCCACCATCCCATCGGGACGTCGGCGTTGTCATCAGGCTCCGCCCGCCGCCAGGTAAACAGGGAAATCACCACGGCGCGGGTCAGCGGATCCAGCGGTGCGCTGGCGCAGGTGCGTTTACCGTTCACCGTCAGCCACAGTTCCATCATGCCTCCATCGCTTTATCAGGTTTGTCGGTGTTACTGCCCTGACCGTTCTCTCTGTGACGATGCCCGTTATAGGCAAGCCGCATCGCTGACATGGTGGTGCCGCCGGAGTCGCACAGGTCTTTCACCTGTCCGGTCACTTCCAGGTCCATTTCAAAACGTGCTTCAGGTGAATTGCGAAACGTGATCGTTTTACCTGCACCGTCCACCACGATCCCCTCCCGGGTCAGCGTCACGGACTGCCCCTGATCGTCATAGACCGCCACCTCACCCGTCTGCAGCCCTTTCAGGCGGTAGCGCCGGTCCGACACCGTAACAACCACCGCATGAGAACGGTCGCCATCCGGAAACAACACCACCGCTTCCGCACCGCTGTTTGCCCTTGCGGTAAAACCGTAGGGTTCAAGATGTTCAACCCCGGCTTTGGGTTCACCGGCAATCAGGGACACATCCACGGTCTGACATTTCGTGGCGGCACTGATGCTTTTCACCACTGCCCGCCCAATCAGGCCGAGAAGTTGTCGCTGTATGGTTTCAATCGCCCTCATCAGAACGGGTCCTCCTGTACTCTGGCTTTTTTCTTTTTCCGCGCGCCGGGATCTTCGGGTTCAGGCAGATAAGCATCAGGCGGGCCGACACGGATTTCCGTCAGGGTTCCGTTCTGGTCCTGAGTAAACGTGACTTCCGAAACAAGCAGTTCGGTATTGTCGAAACCACAGACCGGATCGAAGACAATCACCCGCTGGTTGGGCTGCCACAGCGTACCGTTACCCTGTCGCCAGCCCTGCACCACATAGGTGGTTTCATCCGTCCGCGCCGCCCGTTGTCGGGCTTCAAAGTCAGCACGCGCAATACAGCCTGCCCCCGTGGCCTGCCCTGTCTGCCTGATATACATCGGACGGTAACGGGCAATAAATGCGTCCTCTGTGCGGGCCCGCAGCGCGGTGGTGGTGGCCTCACCGAAATCATCGTCGTTTCCGGCACGCTGCCCCGCCACCTGGTAAACAGAAAACCGCTCCCGGATACTCTTCTCCGTATCACAGGAAAGGATGTTTTCCCCAAGTACCAGCGCGGTATGTGCCCGCGTTGAGCCAATACCGCCAATCACCAGCCTGCCGTGCGGGTCGTCGTAAGCCAGCGCCTGCTGCTGACCGAGTATTTTGTTGATTACCTCAATCACCGTTTCACCGTGATCAGGCTGAACATCAGGAATAACACCCGACGGCGCACCGCTGTTCACCACCTCAATGCCAAAAGGCGCAGCAAGCGCCTGCACAATCTGCACCAGCGAGCGTCCGTTAAACTGTGTCGGTTCGGCTGCACAGTCAATCAGGTCAGCCGTCAGACTACGTCCGGCAATACCGGTGCTGACCGAACGGGCATCGTAACGAACGGGAGTCGCCTCCACCCAGCCGGTGATCACCAGCTCATCACCAATCAGCACTTCCACTTTTGAACCGTTTTTAATGCGCGGCTGAAGCGTGGTGATACCCTCATCTCCCGGCCACTGGCGGGTGATCTCCACACTGAAATCCCGCGCCAGCCGTTCAATACCGGCACCGATGCGCACCGATGTCCAGCCATTCCACTCCCGGCCATTTACCCGTAGCGTGACATTGTCGTTCATTGCACTGGCACCTTCAGAGGGATCACCGGCACAAAGCCGGGATGCGTAATGGCATTACGCCGGATAATGTCCGCGTCACGCGCCGCGTTATCAAACCAGGTCGCCGCCAGCACCAGCGCGGGTAAAACCTCATCCGGCGTGCGCTGAATGATCCGTGCAGACTGTTCAAGGCGCGTGTTGATATCCGCATTCAGATCTGCTTTCACCCGGCGCAGCGCCAGAAACAGCGCATCACTGGTTGTACGGGACAACTCCTTATCAATTGCCGTATTCAGTGTGTCGCGAATGTCGGTCAGTTCTTCCCACGTTGGCAGGTCAACCGTGTTTTTCACCGCCGGTGCATTGTTCAGTGCCGGATGCGTGACAGAAGGCCAGCCGGTACTCTGCGCGGGTGTTGTTGACGGCCCCACTGTGGCATTCTGCATCACCGCGGAAGTTGTGGGCGCAGGCAATCGTGTGACGGCATACGCCGCTTCGCTGATTGCGGTCGTACGAAGGGTGCTGGCAACCACGTTACGCTGCTGCGTCGCCGTGGCGGTAGTTTTACTGTCCGTTTTCCAGACGCCGCGCGGTTGCAGATCGCTGCCGAGGCTGACACCGGAAAGCGTTTTGATCATGGTGACCAGGTCGCTGGCGTTACCATAAAGGCGTTTCCCGGTACGCCACATTTTCTGCACCTGCTCAACGAAATTTTTGCCTGACGATGGTGGCGGCAGAAGTACCGAGATATCCCCCTGCAACAGCCTGGCGGCATCCGATACGGCAGAATCCACCACTTTCATCGCATCAGAAACATACCCAAGCATTGTGCTGGCATTACCGACGACGTCGTTCTGCACAAAATCTGCCACGCCATCGATACTGAAACCACTGAAGCTGTCACTGATGCAGTCATCCAGTGCAGAACAGGATGACATCAGCGTCTGCGCCGTCGCCGCACCTGAAGTGGGGTAAGAGAGTTCTCCCGCTTCGACAAACTTCAGGTCAAAGCGGACAATACGCCCTTCACTCTTCGATGTGCTGACCCGAACTTCCCCGTCAACACAGACTTTCAGCTCACCGTAAGTCGGATGGACAAGCGTGCCGGGACCGGGTTTATTCAGCGCGTCAATCAGGCGATCGCGCTGGTCAAAGCAGTCATCTCCCACCACATAAGCTGTGATGGACGGGCGGAAAGTGATTTTCCCCAGGTCTTCGGTATAGGGTTTGTCGCGGTTCGGGTATTCGTGCGTTTCCACACGACGACCGGTTCCCGCACTTTCTTCTTCAACCTTAAACGGCACACCGCGAAATGACGCGTCCTGAAGTCTGTCTTTCCACGTCATATAAACTCCGTACATAAAAAATCCCACCGGAGTGGGACTCATTAACAGATTAATTTTTCATTACCTGCCAAAGCGCGTATAGCCAACATCATGGCTGACATCAAAACCGCTGGATCGCGTTTCCATAACCCGCATACCCGGAGGCGAATTCACAAAAGAGACCTTGATCTCACCATCAACTTTTGGCGCAGAAGCTTTGTTAATCATGAAGGGATTCGGGCCTGTGGCACCGGAGGCGTTGTTTGACTGAGCCGGATCTACCGCCTGATAAGGTGTGTATCCCCGTGCCGGTATTCCCGTCCCATAAGCATCATAAGCACCCGCGCCCCACTGCGCAGAGTTAATGGCATCGACCGTGTCACCGGAACTGTCGGTAAACCACTCAATAATTGGCTTCAGTTTGTCCCACATATCCTGAAACCACTTAACAACCGGTCCCCAGTTATTGATTACCATCCCCAGCGGCGACCAGGCAAAAACCTTCTTCAGACGTTCCCGGCCAGCCTCAAAATAAGGACCAATGGTTTCCCAGAGCTTCTTGAAATAAGGTCCGACAACATCCCAGTTAGTGATAATTAATCCCGCAGCCAGGGCTATCGCCGTCGCAATCATTCCAATCGGCGTCATCGACATGATCCTGCTGACAATACTGATGGCACCGCCAACGCCCATCAATCCCAGTTTCAGAATCGCAAGACCGGCAGCAAGCCCGACGACGCCGCGAATAACCCGGGGATTTTCATCCGCAAACTTCGTGAATTTTTCCCCCAACTCCCCCAGCCATTGCGTGATATTTTTGGCGTCACCAGAAAATGCGCCGCCAATAGCCGCAAGGCCGTTAGTTGCGGTCCCCGTCATTGCCTCCCACAGGTTGGACAGCGTACCAAGCTGGGCCTGAACACGTTTATTCAGGCTGGCCTGTTTATTCATCTTCTGCTGGATCTGATCGTAGCCATCCTTTCCTTTATCGATCAGTGCATTGACCACCTGAAGGGTTTCGGCATCATCACCAAATATTGCCTTAAGTACACCTGTTCGCTTAACGTCGGTCAGTTTTCGCAGCTTTGCCAGTTGCCTGAACATGTTATCAAGACCGCCAAAACTTCCTTTGCCGTCAGTAAAATCGAGCTGTACCCCGAGTTTCTGGCGGGCCATGACTTTATTGACGTCCCTGATTTTCTTAACGCTTAATCCGGACTGGATAACTTTTCGCAGGGCATTACCTGCCGACTCCCCGTTCATCCCCATCTGATCCATCATGACACTGATGGGGGCAAGACTCTGTGCAGCCTGAAGACCGTCCTTGTTCACCATCTTCAGAACAGAGCTGGTTTTAGTGAAGAATGACAGCATGTTGGTGTCGTCAACGCCCAGATAAAACGCCTTCTGAATTGTGTCGAACAGCCCCATCATGTCTTCTGAGACCGTTCCGGTAGCATCCTGCATCTTTGCGGCAAACTCGGCAGCCGCTTCCGGTGTTTTTTTCAGTTGTACCGCAAGATAAGCTGTCGCTTTACCCACACCGCCAAGAATGTTTTCTGCCGGGATCCCCTGACGCACCAGCATCTGCATCATGTTCTGAAAATCAGCTGTTGTACCGGGTAGCTGGTTACCCAGGCCAATAGCCAGTTTATTGATGTCCTGAAAGCGCTTTCCAACCTCGCCGTTCGCATCCATCATGGCGACTTTCAGCCCGGTGGCGGCGTTTTCCTGATCGGCATAAGATTTCAGGGAAAGCGTCAGACCCGCTGCCAATCCGCCACCAAGCGCCAGCCCACCCTGTGACGCTTCTTCCGCCTGGCGTTTAAATCCCCGGATTTTCTTTTGCATTTTCGACAGCGCGGGAGAAAGCCTGTCGACACCGGTGATCAACGCCTTAAGCTCAAATTCAGCCATGTGTGCGTTTCTCCTGCTCTATCCTGTTTGCCTGACTGACCAGCAAGGGAATTTCACTGATCGGCATATTCAGCAATTCGAAGGGATTAATGCGCCAGTAGCTGGCGCAGTCAAAGAAGCGATCAGTGAGGTATTCAGCCGTCAGGCCTGGAGGAAAAAACCAGCCACAAGCCACGCCGCTGCATTCAGGTCTGCCGGAGACATCTGGTCGACAGAGTTTTGCGGCACTTTCGCCAGCCGCACAATGTATTTCGATACCACATGCGCCAGAAGTCTGACGGACTCATCCTGATTCATCTGGTAGGGATACCCCAGCTCGCGGACATCTTTCCCGGTGGGCTCATCAAACTCCAGTACGGAGAGTGTCTCGCCATGAGCGGTAATCGGTTTCTTTAACTCAAGCTCTTTCATTACTGGTAATCCCCTTCTTCACCGTGGAACTCAAGATCAACCGTCCCTTCTTCGGCATTATGGTTCGCTTCGCCGTGCAGCCAGGCAGACGACAGTACATAGACCTGACCGTTCGCCAGCTCGGCAGTGATGGTCATCTCATCAGACGAGGTGATTTTGCTCACCGGAAAATTCTTCGGCACCTTGAAGGTCCCTTTAACATAAGGCGCACGGTGAGTTTCCTTGCGGTCCACTGAACCGTCCAGGCCGATGATGTCATCATTGACCGTCCTGTTCATGGGCACCTCAATGCCGCCGGTCAGCGATAGCTGCTGACCGTCAATTTTGAAATAACAGGTTCCCCCGATACGGGCCATTATGCGGACTCCTCTGAATACTGAAGACGGAACTGGTTAACCACGGCAAAGACACGCAACTGGTTAACATAGTCAGGCGGGAACAGCGTGTTCAGGCGGTTCGGATCGCTGGCATCACGCTCCACAACCAGGTACTGCTTAAAAAGTTCGTAGTTTTCCACGATCCCCGCACGCTCAAGCTGACGGTAGGTTGCCAGCAGTTCCCCTTTGATCACCGCCGGGGTGACAATCGCCTGACCGGGACCAAAGCGGGTACCGTCGCTGGCAAGCTTGTGACGCCCGTACTTACTGGTAATGACGGATTTCAGTTTGCGCAGTACATACGCACTGGTATGCAGCGTCTCGCTGTCGAGGTAGCTGTTATCCGCAACCCCGTAAGCGTTTTTCCTGTACGTGGTGACATCACGCTGAATGCGCAGTACCCCGCTTTCGACATACGCCGTTGCCACGCCATGAGACAGCAAGGTCTGTTGTTCGGTCATCGTGAACCGTTTCCCCTTCGGCGCAGGCTGCATACCCACCAGCTCACCGGTCTGCGTGGGACGTGCCGGATCGTTGCGGATAAACACCGCTGCGCGGGCGGTACGGCTTGCCGCCAGCTCGTCGGCAGGCGTCTGGGTGTCTTTTTCGTACCCCGCCAGGGTAATGTGCTGCTGGTTAAACTGGTCACCTGCGGTCACCAGTTCTGACAGCGTGCCGATCTTTGCCGTATACACATGACCATACAGCTGACGCGCATAGCTCCAGCGACCGCTGGTATCGTTCATCTCGGTCACCAGCGTGTTAACGGAGGCCGTGTCGTTGAACGGCAGGCCGATATAATCAAACGGCTCATCCGCCATTGCAGCCACCGCGCCGGTGAGAACCGGAGCACCCGTTCCGGCGGTACCCGTCGCCACGGCAATCTGTACGCCCGCTGGCAGCACTTCGCCCCCACCAAAGCCGTAGTAATTGAGGCTGACAGGAATTTCATTCCCGCAAAGCCCCTTATGACGCGCGGTCAGTGTGACCACGCCTGCCGAAGATGAAGCCGTAAACGGCAGGGTCGGAACGGCATTGATGGCATCCTGGATACTGCTGGCAATCATCGTGACGTTATCGCCGTTAGTCACCGGTGCCTGCACGCGGGTACGTCCCACATACACATTCACCGTGCCGGTTTCGGTTGCCGCCCCGGTCACCGTCAGCGTAACCGTTGCCGCCGCGCCTGTGGATTCAGGAACGGCAATCACATACAGCTCGCCAAACGGGTCAGTCTGGCGATAAGCCTCGACCATACGCGCCAGCTGACTTCCCGCACCACAAATCTGGCGTGCATAGTCTGCCGACGGCATCAGTACCAGACTGTTGGCAACAATCTCTGCACCGTTATTGGCATGACCAATCAGCAGCGATGCTCCGCTGTCCTGTGCAGTATTCGCCGCCTGGTTATCCATTTCCGCATAAAACAACGGAACCAGCGTATTCGACGGAATGGTGTTAAAGCTTATCGTCATCGGTATTCACCTTTTTATTCACGCGCCGGATATCACCCGCTGCTTCACGGCGCAGCCAGTAGTTGTTCTCGTCAACATTTCGCCCTTCGGCGGGCAAAAGGTCGCCGCGGGCAGGGTCAGGAACTGACCGCCCTTTAACAGGTTTGACAAACATGAGGATCCTCAGGAAGGAAGGGTTATTTCGGTGTGATGTTCGATATCGCCGTCAGGCCCGTTACCGGGCTCGAGATAATCAACATCAATCGCCAGCGTTTGCAGTTCATCCAGACTGTTCAGATCATCCTGCTGGCGGGTATCGTCTTCAGTCAGCTCGCTGATGACCGAAAAATCGAACTGATAAATCAGCTCATGACGATTCAGATCCAGCAGCGTGCCGCCGTCATAGGTAATCGGGTTACCGCACGCCTCCGGGTTCCAGCCCAGCAGAGCCTTAAAGAGCATCTGCCGGACATCGTCCACCACATCATACGAGGCAAACTGACCGCGCTCATCACGCCCGTTACTCAGTATGACAACCACGGAGAAACCCTCTTTCAGCTCCTGCCAGTAGTCGGTCTGGCTTTTGTTTTCTCCCGGAGAATCATCACCCGGTACAACATATGCCGCCGGGAGTTTCAGCTTTCCGACCTCCGGCAGATTTTTGAACTGGGCCGCGCCTGCGACCCGGTTTTCAAAATACGGACAGCGGGCACGCAGTGCAGCAATAACAGGCGTCAGTTTCATCTGTGTCGTCGCTCCGGCTTCAGTGATTTACGCAATTCCCGCGCCAGAAAATAGCGTGTCCAGCTGCGGTTCTTTTCAAGCGTTTCCACCATGAAGTTATTACGTGGAGCCAGTCGCCAGCCGCTGCCACCGGATGCACCACGATGATGGCTGCGACGACGCTTTGCCCCTCGCCTCACGCCATAGAACAAAAAAGCCGGATAAAAATCACCGGTGATACGGCGGTTTCCCTCTCCATTACGCTGGTTAGGGGCTATACGTGCCATAAAACCAGGGCGATGTTTACTGGCTCTGGGTACCATGTAACCAATCGAACGAGCCAGGCGTCCGGTCTGATAACCGGGGTTTTCACCCGGTGCCGACCGCGCACGGCGCATCACCAGCCGACGGGCATCACGCATATGACGCTGACCAATCGTGACAAACGCCCGCCGGACACGGGCGCGGTTAAAGCGCATCTCCGCGGGCTGCTGAAAATCAACGTGCAAAAAGGAAGTCGTCATTGTTGCCTCCGTGACTCTGCCTACATTCGCCCAGCTCCGTACACTCCAGCAGCAGAAAGCGCCGCGCCCCGTTCAGATCGCGCTGACGTTTCACCCGGTACACACTGTCACCGCAGACCACCTCATAATCAGCGGTGATCCCCCGGCGGTAACGAATGGTGATGTAATGGGTGATGGCGTCCCCGGTCTGCGCGGTTTCCTGCCAGGTGGTGGCACTGGTCTGGATAACCTTCGCCCATGTCCGGAACGTAACCGGGTATTGAGGCTCCACGCCAAAGTTATCCGCGGGCATATCCACCCGCTGGCGGATCAGGACGCGTTTATTCAGTTCACCGGGGTCCGGCAGAATGTAGGTTGCGCTGGTCTGCGCCTGACGAATTTTCATTGCGGAAAGTACCTGTACGGGCCGACAAGCCAGCCAAAACTCTGCGGCATGTCGAGTTTCTCCACTTCCGTAACCGACGAGCGGTTTTCGTAAAAATGGCTGATAAGCATCAGCATCCCCAGACGAATATCATCCGGCAGGTGCAGCCCGTCCGGATCGCTGTCCGGAATGGTTTCATCCGGTGCATAGAGCTTCCGGTTCAGATACGTTTCCGTCCGCTTTTGTGCCGCACAGGCCAGCAGTTGCAGATGGCGGTCATCAGCATCGAAATCCTCATCCAGCCGGAGTTGGGCTTTAATCTCTTCCATTGTCAGAAGCATACTCAGCCCTCTTTACTGGTCGTGGCTTTTTTCTCTTTTGTCGCTTTACTGCTTTTTGCACTGGTTCCGCGCTCTGCTAACCCGGCCTGAAGTGCAACCTCCTGCACCCGGGCAGGAAGCGCCCCGTCGTCATACTCACCGGCCCGAATGACCTCAACACGCATACCGTCCGGTGACCATTTCAGATCTTGTTTCAGGATCATGATTCTTCACCCATCAGAACAGGGGCGCGGTTCCGCGCCCCTGAGTGATTACGCCACTGCAATCTTCAGCAGTTTGATGGCCTGCGAATCGACCAGCATGCCGCCGGTGCGTTTGGTGGTATAAAAACCGACAAACGGTTTATTGGTGTACGGGTCACGCAGAATGCGGGTGCCGATACGGTCAACGATGGTGTAACCCCGTTTGAAGTTACCAAATGCAATGGCTTTCGCATCAGCGGCGATATCCGGCATCTGTTCGTTTTCAGCGATACCGTAACCCGCCAGAGAGGACGGCTGCCCCAGTTCCAGCCCCGGACGCCACAGATAGTTACCCTCGGTGTCTTTCAGCAGACGGATGGCAAACAGGCTGTTGTTGTTCATCATGAACTTCGCGCCAGTGCGGTGTGCCTTTCGCAGCGTGTAAATCAGTTTGATAATGGCGTCTGCGGTCACCGCAGTCGCGTCGCCGGATACAATATGCTGAAGTTTGCCGAACGCCCGGACCTTATCGGTTTCATCCGTGGATTCATACGCCAGGAACCCTTTCGGCTTCTTGGTACCATCGCCGGTGGTAAAGGCAATTTCTTCCTGTTCGGCAAATTCGGTTGCCAGCTCGCTGTTGATCCAGGCCTCCACGTTGAAAAAGGCATCATCCAGCATTTTCTGGGTGGCCTGCGGGTTACCGTAGATTTCCCCCATGAAAGGTTCAATCAGCCCCAGTTTTGAGGTGGCAGTCTGGGAGCGCGCGTCAGTCTCGCCAACCCATCCGGAAGCCGTGCCGCCCAGATTCACCAGTTTTTTGTAGTCGGAACCACCAACGGTGATCACCGTGGCTTCCTGACGCATCACCACTTCATCTTTCAGCAGGTTAAGAATGTTGCGATCCAGTTCTTCCGGCACGGCGTAGCCACCGTCTTCATCGGTGCCCACCTGCAATGCCTTACGCTCCAGATCGCGCAGACCGTCTTCACGGCCTTTACGCAGGAAGCCCACAAACGCCTCTTTATGCTCGGTGGCCAGTTTATTTTGCGCACCACCTGCCGGACGTTTCAGCTCAAGCAGCTCTTTTTCAAGATCGCTTTTGAGGTTTTCCAGCTCGCTGAGTTTCCCGTTCAGGGTTTCCACCTGCCCGGCAAGTTTGCCTTTTTCCTGCTCAATCGCATCCACGCGCTTGTCGTTCTTTGCTTTGAAGTCGTCAAACTTCTGCTGCAGCTCCTGCGCGACCTGTTCGACATCTTTAATATCAACCGCCATCGTATTTCTCCTGATTAGAAGTTCAGATTTTTCAGTGCATTCAGTGCAGAGCCCACATCCTCAGCGTCGCGCAGGGACAGTGCGCCATAGCCCCCGGCCATGAATGCTTTGGCCTGGGTACGGGAGAGTCCGACATCACGCAGGACTCTTTCGATTTTTTTCTGTTCGGGGATTTCCCCGCGGGCCAGCGCGTTCTTGACGTCGCTGATCCGCGCCTCGTCGTTAGACGGAAACGTCACCAGACTGACTTCCCAGAGGTCGATTTCTTTCAGCAGAAAGGCTTCTTTCGTCTGGTCGTATTCCCAGTCCTTCAGGACGTACCCAATAGAAAGGCCGGTTAACGAACCGGCCTTCATGTGTGCATGTGCGCGTTTTGCCAGAGGATCATCATCAATGAGCAACCGCCCCCTGACGTAAAGCCCGACATCGTCTTCCTTCATTTCGGTGTAAACACCGATGGGCTCATCCATGCGGTGCTGCCAGAGCAGCGCAGGTAACGCTTTTCTGTCACTCCACGCCCGCAGGGAAGCAGCAAATGCCCCGGACATCACCACATCATCGTGGCTGTCCTTTACACCAAAGACGGAGCCATACCCTTCAAACTCACCGGAGTCACTGACAGATTTCAGACTCAGCGGTACATCAAGACGTTGTTTCGTCTGCATTGGCGTTATCCTTCTGCTTACCGGCTTTACTGCCATCGGAGGGTTTCGTGGTCATGTTCATCGGTGTGAGATAGACATCCCCACCGGGACGCGGATTCATATCTTCCAGGTCGCGGCAGTCATTGGGAGAGTAAATTCCCCAGTTAATCCCGGTGGCGTAGGCTTCAAAACGGGACTTCATATCCCCGCGCAGTAACGCCCCGGCGTTAAATTTGGCGTAATAAACGCCCTGCTTACTTTTTCGTACCAGTCCGGTGTTGATCCGCTGTTCGATGCGGGTCAGATACGGCACCAGTGAATAGTTGATAAATCCGAGCCCCAGTTCTTCGATATTGTTGAAGGTGGCGCGATCGGTGTTCTGCACCATGTGCAACGGTACCCGGAACAGACGACAGATTTCTTCAAGCTGAAACTTGCGGGTTTCCAGGAACTGGCTGTCCTCGGCGTTCAGCGCCATCGACTTCCAGTCCAGCCCCATCTCAAGGATCATCGGGCGGTGAGCATTGCCAAGCCCGGTGTGACGCTCCTCAAAATCTTTCTTCAGGCGCTCATAAGCCTGATCTGACAGCGTCTGCTCTGTACGCAACACACCCGACGTCACCGCACCATTGCTGAACAGTCTGGCCCCGTGCTCTTCAGTCGCTGCCGCCAGCGATATTGCCTCGCGGGCATAGGCGACGGGATTCAGCCCCACCAGTCCGTCCAGCGTCAGCGTGCGCACATGCCAGATATCCTCCTGGCTCAGCACATCCGTGGAGCCGTCCGGGAATGTGACCTGATAGACCGGCTCCCAGCTACTGTTAAGCTTCGGTACCACACAGCCGGGATCGACGGGCAGCAGTTCAGCCACTTCGCCAAATGCTTTCACTTTGTAGGCGTAAAAGTTTCCCCGCAGGCACAGACAGGTGACCACCAGCTCCCAGAACTCCTGCGGCGTCATATAGCCATTGGGATGCGTGGAGATCAGCTTATGCAGACGTTCGCCAGTGGCTCTCTGCTTCAGGCTGCCGTTCAGGTGATACAGGTTGCAGGGCAACATCCCGACCGACTCCGCCAGCACCCTGACACAGGAAAAAACCGCCGTCAGTCGCATGGCCCGCTGGCTGCTGATCTGCTTTCCGGTATAGGTGTCGTAGGACAACCCGATAGCATCCGCCAGCTCTGCTGGCGTGGTCACCGGTGCGTCACTTTTTCGTTGAAATAATCCCGAAAAGAACACTATTTACCTCCGCCGACAGACGACTGTGTACGGTCAAGATATCTCGCCACCAGCCACGACCAGAACAGGCACAACGCCCCGGCAACAACAAACCCCGCCGGGGGATAAATCAGCCAGGCACCATACGCCAGCAAAAGCGCCCCCAGCACGCCCACCAGAGGCGCGAGAATCAGCATGATCATAATTACCTCAGTTAAAGCGAGCGGATCCCATAGGACTCAATGTGGTCAGACAACGTGTCTTCTTTCTCGTACAGCATGGCTCTGCCAACCGCCATAATCAGCGCAACTGCACCATCGATTTTGTTTTCCGCCTGCTCTTTGACGGGCTTCACCACATCATCGTTACCCGGAATGGTTTTGCCGACCACGTTGCCGATACACCAGGTCATGATGGGATTGCCATCATGATGAAAGCGCCCCGATTCAATTGCCGCTTCCAGCTCTTTCATCGGGTCGGACATGTTGGTGTAGTTCTGAATGATAGTGATGGGGTTCAGGTCTTCATCAGCAAGGTCATGTGAGAGCCCGGTCGCCCCGAAGGGGTCGATGGGTGACTCGCTGACCGGGCTGATTTTGTTCGCCGCTTTGGCCTCCTCGAGGATGTAGCGATAATCCACCTCCGCACCAGCGGTAACGGTCAGAACGCCCATTTCCACCCATTTCTGAAAGCGTTCGGCTGTCCGGCGATCTTCATTTTTCTCGACGCTGTACACCGTGTCATACGGTACCCAGAAGCGCGGAGCCACACTGTAGTAATGCGTTTTACCGTCAATCTCGCGGGTATAAAGTCGCGCCATACTGTTCATATCCAGCTTACGCGCCAGGTCAAAGGCCAGAATGCACGGCTGCCCCTCGAACTGCTCAAGGGTCAGTGATTTATCCTCGCAGCTCTGCCAGCTCACCAGGTTGAAATACGCCGAACGCGCCGACACCCAGATATTGAGGTGTTTTGTTTTAAAGACGTTTGCCAGACGGGCGTTATTTTTCGCACGCTGCTGCTGACTTAACAAAAATTCGCGATAAACCGACACGCCAATATTCGGGTTGGCTTTTTCCAGCACCTGCGGGTCGGTCCAGTCATCGCCTTCGTCAACGGTATAGATGATCCCGAACAGTTCATCGTTGGGTACCGACCCGTTGAGCATCTCGATAACTTCCCGTCGCTTGTCGTAGCACGGCCCCTCAATGTTGTACCCTGCAGTAGTAATGGCCCACATCAGTGGCTGACGTCGCGCCCCCATCCCGGTAAGCATCGTGGTGTAAAGCGCATCGGTGGCGTGCTCGTGATATTCATCCACCACCGCACAGTGGGGTGATGAACCATCACCGGGGTTACCGATCAGCGGTTCAAACCGCGCGCCATCCTCCGGACGGTTCATGTTTGAGGCGTTAACCTCAATCCCGAACGCTTCCGTCAGCATGGGTGTGCGTTTACACATCAGTCGCGCCGGGCGAAAGACTTCCCACGCCTGTTTCTCTGTCGTGGCACCGGAATACACTTCCGCGCCAAACTCGTTATCACAGGCAAAACAATACAGGGCGACACCGGCAGAGATTGCCGATTTGCCGTTCTTACGGGGGATTTCGGTATACACCTCCCGGAAGCGGCGCAGCCGGGTACCTTTATTGACCCAGCCAAACGCACAGCAGATCACAAAGAGCTGCCACGGCTCCAGCGTGATGGGCATCCTCTTGAATGCCCACTCCCCCTTGGTGTGTGGCAACAGCTGAATAAATTTGGCGGCCCGTTCAGCCAGGTCCTTGTCGAAGCGGTAACGAAACGACTTACTTTTTTCCGCCATCAGGTCATCAAGATGGCGCTGGCAGGCCTGAATCACAAACTGGCAGGCCACAATATTTCCGCGCACGACATCACGGGCATACTGATTGGCAGCATTTACGTTGGGGTAAGATTTCCGGCTCATGATTCGATGATTTTCAGAAACGGGTTAGTGGCTTTCTTCTGCCCCGCCAGGCCAATCAGACGTTGGCGGCTGCTGGGGTCGAGTCCGAGCATTGCCCCCGTACTGCTCATCTCGGACTCCTGTTCTTTTTTGGCGGTCAGCTCCGGATTTTTGACCATACCGCCCATTGCACCGGTGATGGTGTTGCCCTGTCTGGCAATATTTTTCACGGCACGTCGCCAGAACTCGTAGGCCACGCACCACCGCTCAAGCACCGCGAGGTCAGTCACGCACAGCAGGCCCTGACCGCAGAGTTCTTTAGTTGTCAGTTGCCACATGATCGTAGCGAGAGGGAGATCTTCTTCAGCGAACCACTCCGGTGGCTCAACACCTTTGATGGGCGTAAAAACAGGTTCATCTTTATTCAGGGCTCGCTTGCCGGGGTTTCCGGCCAGCGCCTTGCGCGCCGTTGGCTTGGGGCGACGCCCGGAACGCCCCGCCGTTCCAGCCATATGCGGCACTCCTGGTTAAATTTCATTTTTCGCGGGTATAAAAAAACGATGGGGCGGGCAGTCCGGAAGACGTCAGCCCGCAGAGATTTGACCCGCCCCTCCCCTCAGACAGTTGAGAATTATTATCACTTAAGCCGTTCACGGGCCGTCTTCGCCTTATGACACGGCCAGCACAGACTCTGCAGATTACAGTCGGCATCAGTGCCGCCATGCGCTTTAGGGATGATGTGGTCAACAGTTTTCGCCTCACGCACCACACCAGCGCGCAGACATAACTGACACAGGCCTTTGTCACGCTTCAGGACACGCGCGCGGATACTGTCCCACTTCGAACCGTAGCCGCGCTGATGACGGGATTGTCCTGGTTTGTATTGCTTCCAGCCTTCGCTTTTGTGGCTTTCGCAGTAGCCTGACGGGTCTGTGGTTGTAGAGCGGCAGCCGCGAACACGGCAGGCTTTTGGGGTTCGAGGGGGCATTATTAATGTCCTAAATAGTTTCCTCTCTAAAAACTAATTTGTGTTAGGGAAATCATTAAATGAAATGAACCTTTTAGTACCCACTGTAAAATTCACTTCATTAATATTTAACCAAATACAATGAATGTTCCAAAAGATGCTAATGATATATTTATCAGAGAATCCATACGAGCCTTAATTTCTGGCGTATCCTCGACCTCAGTACGCCATTGATTGACTGCCTCAATCATATCTCGACAAAACACATCTATTTGCAACTGAAGTTTGCCATTTAAGTGATTTAAATGCACTTGGCAATTTGGCCTAGGTGGTGGTGTAAAATTAAACTGCATCATTCTTTTCCTGTTCTCTGGATCCTGTCCAGCATGTAAACAAGAACAACGATACAGCCAAAAATCATCCGCATAAAATCGACACTGTTCATGTGTACCGGATGTATATTTATTTTCAAGATAACGAGAAACCCAATCTTTATACCATTTCCCTGTTTCACCCTTACCTATTTTGGGACGTTCAACGCTCCTGCAAATATCAGGCATAGCAAGAGCCATAAACAATGCCGCTAACCAATTCTCACTTTCAATTGAAGATTCAATTGATTTTATAAACCTTTCCATAACTCACCTTTATATTATTTGATGATTATATTTATAGCACAGTTACAATCATTTTCCGGAAAATATTTATTCATTTTGATATCCTATTTTTAGAATATCCTTTTTATCTCTATTGCATTGCGCTAATGCAGATAACAAACTCGCATTCAGTTCCAGGCTAGCACCATATGTCAGTGGACTAGGTACAACTGGAATCGGTGTTTCAGAAGTCAGGCTGGCTGGCAGTGGTACCGCCGGAGTGTTCACGTAAACTGTCCGCGTACTTCCGCAACCGGTCAGCAGCGGCAGCAGGCACAGGACGTGAAGCACAATCATCATCCGCAACAGCCACTTTGATATCTTCCTGGGTTCTCTGTGACTCCAGTGCGATCTGCTGTTTTGCATGCTGGTTAGCCTCCAGAACTGTATTGACGATTTGTAGTGATTGCAGGACGTTATTGGTAATGGCTGTTGCTGATTCAGCATTTCGTACAGCCTCATCAGCACGTTTCTTTTCGTGCTGATATTTGCTGTAGTAGTGGTTGGCAGACCAGATGAAAGAACCGATGACAGTAAAGAAGAATGCAGAGATAGCCAGCTTATAGCTCAACTTCATTTACCACCCCACCAGCCTCTTTAAACCGGGAAATCAGGTCACCGATTTTATGTTCATACTGACCGTAACCTGCACCAGGTAACGACGCCCAGATATTGCTGCAACGATCGATAGCCTGACGAATATCGCCGCGATCAATCATCGGTAAAGCGCCACGCTCTTTAATCTGCTGTAATGCAACAGCATCCTGGCTTTTAGGAGAGAAGTCTGTCAGCCCTAACTGCTTGCGGTAAGCATCCCACCAGCGCGAAAGAAGTTGATAACGGCCTGCAGCTGTTGATTTGAGTTTCGGGTTTAGCGTGACAAGCTTGCGAGGGTGATCGGAGTAATCAGTGAAGAGTTCTCCACCGACAATAACATCATAACCGTGGTTACGTGTCGGTTGTCGCCCGTTATCCGTTCCTTCTGACCAAGCCACCATATCAAGGAAAGCTTTACGCTGGGAATTTAGTACCTGCATAAATTACTCCTTAGAGCCACCAAATTTGTTACCGATTACTCGCATTGCAGCCCCACGAATAGCATCGACACCGATCAGCCCCACCCCACCACCAATGGCAACAGATAGTGATTTAGGCCATCCGACATACTCAAGAGCGGATGCAAAAGTCAGCGTCAGAGCGCCACAGAGTAGAATTTCGAGTGTTTTTCGCTTCCAGCCGCCACCACCGCCAAAATAGGCGATACGTAAACCAGCCATAACAATCGACATAATCACTGCGCCCAGCGGTGTGTCTCCACGCCACCAGCTCTGGACCAACTCCAGCCAGGTATTTGGGTTATGAGGCATTTGTAGTTATCTCTCACCTCGCAATACAGGAGGTGCAAATTGAGGGAACATCATGTACCGCAAATCAGAAGCGGAAACGTAAAAGAAGTCGAGCCAATGGCTAAGTACCAGATAGACCAAGCCCAACGAATACCAAGGCCTAGAAATGACAAAACCCGCTCGACGGCGGGTTTAAGTTGTGTGGCGAAGTAACCACTCTTAACACGATACAATAGTTTTTGCGTACGCGTTAGTTTTTTTTTACAATAAGGACACACAGCGAATAAGGGAAAACTATGAACTTTTCTAATACCAAAAAAAACAATTTAACAAAGAAATGTCAAGTTAGGGCTTTTAATGTGAACCTTGACGGGAAGGGTAATTTATTTCAGCAAATATCAACAAATAATAAATTTGTACAGGGTTCCATAATCCAGTTATCAACTAACAGGCATTTAAAATTAAAAGAATTTAGCACTAAAGGTAATATCCATTACTTACATTTTTCTTTATACAATCCGAAAGAAGAAGTGTCGATCACCCCAAATAAACCTAACACTAAAGATTTGTTAGATGTTGAAAATTTTGACAATTTACATGCCTTCTTTATGGTTAAGGATAATCAAATTGCTTCACTCCTTCAAATATCCACTAACTGGAGTGAAGTCAAAATAGCAAAAATCTTCAAATGCTATGGCATAGATATTATACCGTCAGCTATCTTAAAGAAAAATGTAATCCAAAAAGTCAAAGATGATGGTTTGCGCGCTGTACATGTGAATTTCAACGTGCATGAATCAGATTTTGTTAACAAGCCTAGTTTCTTATCTGTGTTTGTAAAAAAAGAGCCAAAATTAAAACAAACAGGAATAAGTGGCCATTTTACTATCGATGCCAGAGGAAACCCTGCCGTTGCTGCATCAATTGAAAACAATCCGACGCCTTGGATATCTGATTTAAACAGTGACTTTTACTTTGAAACTAAAAAAGGAGAGAAAATCACTAGCGATGACATGAAACTTACAAAGATTTACTACACGTTACCATACGGCTCGCAAACAATTTCCAGCAAATATGCTCATGAAATTTTAGAGCATTTTGTCACAAATGAGTTATAATATACTTAAAAACGGGGAGGCCATATGTTTAAAGATTATAACTGGACGGGAATTATAATTACCACAGGAAACTTCCTAGCCTCCTTCTTTTTCTCAAAATATCTCACAAACAGCTTAACAAATAACAATGACGCATTAAATCTTGTTGCAAATGTTTTCTCAATCCTATCCGGTTTTTTATTGCTAGTCATTACTATGTCTGGTGAGAACTCCTCAATTTCGAAATCACTTAATGCATTAGACAAAGCCAACCAGAGCACTCGATTTTATATGCGCTTTGTAAAAAGCTATACTCTATTCTTGATGTATATAATTACACTTGCATTAATATTTGTATTTTATCTTTTATCCAAGGATAAAACACATTCAGGTATTTATTTTGAATATACAAAAACCACTATTGCATATTCAATCTCATTTTTAACATGTTTCTCATTCATACAATCAACTTTCATTCCATTGAAAATAAAGGAATTGTTTGAAGAGAAGAAAAACATGAATACTTAATTAGAAGCCGCTGAAGCGGCTTCTGCAATCACCAAAACAAAATTGATATGCATCCCTCAACAAATCCCATTGCAGTTTGCAGCTCCTTCCTAATTGTGCCATCCGAGCATCTGCGTTTCTTCGCGATAGAACGCAGTGAGATACCTATAACAAAGTGAGCAATGATCAGTTCATATTCTTCTGGTTTATATTTACGCAACCGCACCACACAACCGTCTATCATGATCCCTTCATCATCATCACACTGGAGGCGTGACTTTTTACCGTGTGGTAAAAGCCCCTTGAAGCCTGCCGCGATCGGCTGCCAGTCCACTCCGCTGTTATCTGCTGCTGCCCATGCTCCCCAGCGGTCCAAAACCTCGTACATATCACGCATCAAATCTCTCCACAAAATCAGGCCAGCACACCAATTGCCAGCGCGCGATCGATAAATCGAAAAATTAGCTCCAGTTGGGAACCATACTTCTCTTCAAATGCCACAGTGTCCGCATGCAACTCGTCGTGATGCTTTCTGCACAAAGGCAATACAAAGAGGTCATGCGCTTTTGTACCCATTCCACCCTGACAGTGGCCTATCAAGTGGTGGGGATCATCAGCAGGCTTTCCACAACATGCACACGGCTGTGTCTTAACCCAGCGCGTGTACTTTTCATTAACCCAGCGGCGACGTTTTGGGCGTAACATAAAAGACTCCGGCGACTCCGGATCCACTTTCAGCGCCAGCACCTTTTTCGCCTTATCCTGGATGATGCTGGTGGCAGGAACCGAAGGCACAAGGTCACTTTCCCGGGTAACAGACGGCACAACAGGCTTCGGTAATCTCAGTGCCTTACGGGCTGCACTTTCCGGTAAGGCATCCGCCAGATCATTACGAATCAGCCACCAGCACAGTTCCGGCATTGTCACAACGTGACTGTCATCAAAACCGAGATCCCGACGCACAACAGACAACACCCAGCGGGCACAGTTATCCGTTGCCATTGATTCCAGCCGTTCCGTGAACTGATCGCGCAGCTGGTTATCGCAGTGCCAGCACAGACGAATTGCTCCCGGCGCGTGTCGCATTGTGGTCATGTTCTCGCTGTGCCAGTTGGAATGAGGCCACTGACAGCCCTTTTCACGAAGTAACCAGCTTTCAAGACATTCCACGCCACCAGCACGACGGATCACTGCCTCATTGCGGAACACGGCGCGAACGGCAGGATCATCCGCCAGCGGTTGTGATGCCGCCGGAACGGCACCACTGGCGAAAGATGAATAACGTTCTGGCTCAGGCTCCAGCAGGACACGCCCCTGCATAAACAGGGGCATCAGCTCTGAACCTGGCCTGAACAATACGATCCCCATACGCGGGGCAATTTCAGGGGTCAGTAATGCTCTCACGGTCACCTCAATGAACGGTATCGAGCAGCTTTAACAGCTCAGGGAATCGGGATTCGAAGAAATGCGGCTGCGTCTCGCGCGGATTTGCGGGACTGGTGATGTTCTTGCCGAACATGCAGCCTTTCGCTGTCAGCGACCAGAATTTTTTGATGTTGTTAATCGCGGTACGGCTGTATCGTTCGCGTTGTTCAACGATCCCCAGCTTCGCCATCTGGTGATATGCCTGATTAGCCGTCAGGCGGATACCATACTGTTTCAGCAGTGCACTCAGCGACAGCGTGGGGCGACTTGAGCCATCAGGCGCGTCAGCAGGAGCATCAATGGCATAGCGCGGTGCCAGATTCGGTAAGCCAACAGCCTCCTGAAGCTTCTGACAGGCTCCAAGCACTGAAGAGTTAGACAGGTTTAATTCCCGGCGCATAAAGTCCAGCAGAATCACACCAGCCTGCATCTTGTCAGCAGCCTGTCCGGATAATTTTTCCGGTGCACTGGTTACCATGTCGAAAGTACGGATCACCTTCAGATGGAATGACGGGCTGATCCACATTGCATAGGCATACACCAGTTCTTTGCAGACATACGTCCCCTGGTTATTTCCGCCACGAATAACGTTAACTGGTTCTATATTGACCGAGTTGCAAATCTGCAACTCGCTTATTAAACGTTCAGTTTGCTCATTGCGGAGCCAGAATGCAGGCTTATGCTTATCCAGAGAACCAGCAGCCCTGTGCAGATCGTTCAGGCTGTAACGCCCATAAGCATCACGACGAACTTCAATACCATCAATAACCATCAGATTATTCATACTTCGTTTCTCCTCTTAATCAGGCGGCTGCACCCGCCGGTTTCTCGTACTTACTGATAGTGATCTCGACCTTCCCTTCCGGGATAACCGGTCCCCACTCCACCAGCATTCTTTTCACCTGACTGTCGTCTTCCCACACACCCGCGTGGGTCAGGGCGTCAAACAGCGCCTTGTTATAGTTGTCCAGATCGCGGATCCGGTTATCCGGAGGAAACAACACGATCTCCACTGAAGCAGGTGCCGACGTTGGTTTTGGCAGACGACGTAACTGCTCAACTATTGCTGCACACGCCGCGCTCTGGAATTTGTGCCCCGCTGCGCTTATCAGGCTCTTACCAGCAAACGCCCCTTTGTTAGGGTGTCGCCAGTACGTGTTCACGCTGGGCGGAAAAGGCAGTATTAGCTTCATACTTTCAGGCCCCTCTCATGTAACCAGTGGGCTGCACGCAGCCTGGCGTTTTCCTCACCGGCAAGCAGTGAGCGGATAATCCCGACCGCCTCGCTGTCGTCGTCCTTCACCGCGGTATGAAGCGTTATCCCCCGGGCCACGCCACGCTTTATCGTGATGACGCCTTTTTTCTCCAGCGCACGAAGATGCTCCACCGCTGCATTCACCGAACGGTATCCCAGCATGGTTGCCACCTCCTGATTGGTTGGTGGGAAGCCACGTTCTTTCTGATAAGAAATCAGCATATCCAGCACCTGCTGCTGGCATTGAGTTAACGTCGTCATTAAGCCCCCACGTAATTCCCTGACAGATACCACTCTTCACCCGATGCAGCGCGCTTGCTGCTTTTCCGTAAGCACCGCTCACGACGCGCCAGAAAATTGTTTCGTTCTGGCTGGGAGTGGCTTTCACGGAATGCCGCCATCCACACCGTTGCAGCACGACGGTATAAGCCCCTGGACTCCAGTTCTTCAGCCTGGCGGGTCAGGCACAAAATCTCCCGCGGGTCGTTAGTGCCGACATAGAAATTGCGCACAGGTCTGGTTTCACGAACTGGTTGTGGTTCCGCCTCCTGCGCTCTCTCAGTCAGGCGCGGGAAATGTCTGCGTGTATCCCCTTCACAACGGTGAGCCACACGACCACTCTGACGTAACTTGCTTGCTGACTGCAGAACGCGCTGCCGTGAGTAACCTGCAAAAGCATCCGCAATGTCTCCGGAAGTACACCCCGGATGGGCTTCAATGTATTTCTGAACTTCATTCAAAAGACTCATGATCACCCCCTGAATCCTGCCGGGATCTGGCTGTAGTCCACGTTGTCGTAACTGGCTTTGAAGTACGGGTCTTCGCGTTTTTCGGTGTACGTGCTGACGGACGGCGATAAGCGCAGGGAAAGCTCATCCCATTTTTCCCGCAGCTTCGACGGGCTGAGCACGTTACGGCACCAGAACGGATCGCGGCTGACGCGGCTGTACATCTCGCAGATTTGTTTGTGAGTACGACCATCCTGCACACACATCAGGCGAATTTCGTTTGCCCAGGCTGTCCAGTTCGGTTCTTTGGGACGAACCACCTCGCCGTCACATTCGGCGGCCTGCTCGTACAGGGCGATGATTTTTTTCCAGAGCCACTGTGCGCAGGTCAAATCATCCTGCGTTCCCCACTGGCGCTTTTTAGGGCTGAATACAACCGCATCAGGATGGCGAGTTAAAAACTCCTGTTCAGCCGTCTGCGTGTCCGGTTGCGAAGCGTCCGGACGAGAAGTTTTTTTATCTGACGGATCATGTTTTGATTTTACTGACGGATCCCCGCCAGATTCTGACGGGTGAAAACCCGCTTTTTTGCCAGATTTCGACGCATCAAATTTTGACGGGTCAGATTTTGATGCGTCAGATTTTGACGGGTCAGAATCTGACAATTGAGAAAATGCCGCTGCCTGAAGCTTCGCAACGTTAAGCTGATAAACATTCGACGCATTGCGGTTACCCTGGCGACGCGCCTTACGCGTTAACCAGCCTTCTGCTTCCAGCCGTGCGATAGCCGTTCTGACGGTACTCATCCCCGCGCCAATCTGACGGGCAATGGTTTCAATTGATGGCCAGCACACACCTTCGTCATTACTGAAATCAGCCAGGCGGGCCATAATTGCCACGCTGGATAATTTCATGCCTGACGCAGCGCAACCATCCCATACATAGCCGGTTAATTTAGTGCTCATGACCGACCTCTATTTCCCTGAATTTACGACGAAACTGTTCGAGCGGACTGAAGCATTCATGCTCATAGCCTTCGCGGAGGTAGATAACCCGTTGTGTTTCCGGCTCCCAACGAATGACTCTGACGGGTACTCCGTAGTGATCTTTGAACCAGCGGTTAACTTGTCGCAAAGGACTGTCTCCTTTTGCCGGTTAAAATCACCCACAGCCCACTCTGCAAAGCTGTGGGTTACAATTACCCTGCCACCTGGTACATTTACTGCATAGCAATACTCCACCTTCGCTTTTCCACCCGGTACAGGAAGCGCAATCAGTTGCGAGCGACGGTAGTGTGTTGTTAAACTGTTCATGCGTTAGTTTCTCCACAGTCACGACACGCCACGGCGCCCGGAGCTGCACACTCGCGGGCGTCATTACTTTCTGAAATGCAAAAAATTTTGTAGACCAGTGCTGCATGCTCCTGCAGCTTCGAAATTGAGAGGTACAGCTCGTCGTTAATTGCTGTCTTCTCATGCGGTTCCACTACACCGTCTTCAATTGCTGAACGAATCTGTTTTGAATAACTGCCGATCTGTTCAATGACCTCCAGCAGGCGTTGGTTGATATCGGCGTTGTCCACATCCTCGACATCAGGAAGAGACACAAAGACGCCATTTGCAGACTGCGCCACAGCGTCAGCAATGAAGTGAGTTCCACCAGCACGTTGCAAAATCATTGCCCATCCCAGCGGGAAAATCTGATCGCCATCGGCACGAAGGCGGTTAAATAATGCGTTCTCTGTTACATCCAGCCAGTCAGCAGCTTCAGCGTACCCCCCCGGCAACGCTGCGATAGTTTTTCTGACAGCTTTCACGTACCACTCAGGCTGTTTTTCTACTTTCCAGTGATGCTTACCCACGGTTCACCTCCTGTTCCTGTGGTTTAAACCCATTCTGGTTTTGGCTAGATTGAAAACGTGCCGGATAAAGAATCTGCATTTCGCTGACTTCACCCTTAAAAAAATTGGCTAAACGTTCTGCAAGCTCGATAGATGGAATCTGCTCCAGCCTCTCAATACGACTCAACGTCGCTGGATTGACTTGAACACCCGCAGCAACATGTTGCAAAGTGAAACCATGCGCCTTACGCACATTTCGTAATGGTGATTGCATACGCCCTCCAAATATTGCGCGTTATGCATGTTATTTCACGCAATTATTTTGCGCAAGTTGATTTGCTTATCACGCAATAAAGAAATGTAATAAACGCATGAACATAGGAAACCGAGTCAGACAACTTCGCCAAGCGAAGAACATGAAAATCGCCGATCTCGCTGAAGCGATAGGAGTAGATGCGGCGAACATCTCGCGCTTAGAAACGGGTAAGCAAAAACAATTTACCGAACAAACACTGAGTAATATTGCCAAGAGCTTAGGTGTTGATATTGCTGATCTCTTTACCTCTGCCCACAAAAGTAATACTGTATATAAAAACAGTAATAATGAGGATGTTGCGCAGGTGAAGGATGTGTTCCGTATTGAAATGCTGGATATCAGTGCCAGTGCGGGAAATGGCCTTATCCAGGGCGGTGATGTCATTGATGTGATTCATGCCATCGAATACAGAACTGATAATGCTGTATCAATGTTCGGCGGACGACCAGCCAATCACATCAAAGTTATCAACGTTCGTGGGGACAGTATGTGTCCAACCATTGAGCCAGGAGATCTCATCTTCGTTGATGTCAGCATCAATCAGTTTGATGGTGATGGTATATATGTCTTTGGTTTTGATGACAAAATATACGTTAAAAGACTTCAAATGATTCCTGACAAACTGCTGGTGATTTCTGATAACCAGATTTACCGTGAATGGGGAATTACTAGCGAAAACGAACACCGATTCATGGTCTTTGGAAAGGTCTTAATCAGTCAGTCGCAAACCCTTAAGAGACATAATTAACCTCAATATCCCATCCATCGGCCACCGAAAGGTGGCTTTTTATTACCCATAAATTTGCATATCTCGCAAATATAACTTGCATATCTCGCAATTTAATTTTATCTTTTGTTCCAGACCAACTACAGGATTACAACAAAATCTGGTTGCAACACGGTGCATGTGTCGTAAGCAGTCAGTAAATGTCAAAAACGAACAGGCAGGACGCCCACGAAGTAGCCGCCTGGGGCATATGAAGTCCAGGATGATTCGTTAGCAACAAAAAAGCGCCCTACAGGACACTTAGCTCTTTAACAATCTGGTCCCCATCAACAAGTAACTGATAACTTGAGGAGGTGTGAAATGCACAAAACAGAACCAAAAATCGTCGCGCCTAGCTACACAGATGAGGAAATTTACGAGTGGATGACAAAGAAGCTGGCAGCTATAAACCAGCTTCGTGAATTGCTGTCTTATCGACAGGAAACAATAGGCTCCTTAAAAAAACTGGATCAGGAAATCACAGTTTTATCACAGGATGCTACTTTAGATATTGTGCAGACAAATTAGGATCCCATTCATTTTCGTCAAAATCATCAAAGTGATGAATTTGTGATCTCCAGTCTCGATAATCTAAAAATTTCTGGGCGGTTACGCTTATTTTATCAAGCGTGAGTTCATCCTGAATTGAAAGAAGAAGTTCATCAAATTTCATCTCATTAATCTGTTTTGGCATCCAGTGATGCTTCATCAGAATAAGGTGAACCAGAGCCTTTTTTCCATTCAACTGATTATAGGGAGTGCCGAATTTCTTCCGGTGCTCATGTAAGACAAGATCCAGAAGAGTAAGTAATGTTGCCCTTGATTCCACTTTGCTTATTTCGACTGATGACACTACCCCACTGATTTCAATGCCCCGATACTTTCCAACATTTTCACAGTGGGATTTGTACAACGTGTAGATATTACCGGACATTTCTTTTCCTTTTGCGTTGTTGGGGATAACCAGATTAACCGAATCCTTGTTGTTGGGGAATAACCAGGTCCACCTCGCCTGATGTGGCTAAAAGCAGGCATACAACGGCTAAATGTTTTCAGGAATGAGAACCTTTAACATTGTGATAATCCAGTAACAACAGCCGCTGCTTTGGAGGTGTCTGTTTTTTCCTTAGTCCTTTCTGGCACCGCCCTTTTTACAAAACAGAGAAGAGTATCTCCAGATGACAGGGTCATAACCCAATCCATCCACCGCAGGTGTTCTTCTCTGTTTTGTGGAGAAACTAACCGATCTTGTTGGGTCGATGCTGAGACTCAGCAGTTAGTGCAGTAATAAGGTGATCGCATATGCTTCAAATGTTAACTCTTGAAGAATGGGCTGCTGAAAAATACAGAAGTAATCCTCCAAGTGTGTCCACATTGCGTCGTTATGCTAAGCAGAATTTATTTTGTCCACCAGCCATGAAGCAAGGCCGGTTATGGCGAGTGCGTGAGGACGCCGAGTTAGTTGGGGAGTTGGTAACACCAGTAATCAAGAAAAATGACTCATTACTTTTGCAACGGATTTTGAGTGATGGCAGCCAGACCGCGTAAGAATAATGTTTCAGTCCCTAACTTATATCCGCTTTATAGTAGAAAGGTAAATAAAGTCTATTGGCGGTATAAGCATCCCGTGACAGGGAAATTTCATGCGTTGGGAACGAACGAAGCCGAAGCCATTGCTATTGCCACTGAAGCCAATACACGCCTAGCTGAGCAAAGAACTCGACAGATTCTAGCTATCAGTGACAGGATCGCAACCAGCAAAGTGAAATCAATCACAACGTCAACCTGGTTAGATCGCTATCAAGCGATCCAGGATAACAGGCTGAAAAGTGGTGATATAAGACTCAACACCTATAAGCAGAAAGCAAAACCAGTATCTTTGCTCAGGGAGCGAGCAGGAATGAAGTTGATCTCAGCCGTTGATGTAAGGGATATAGCACAATTGCTTGATGAGTATATAGCTGCCGGACAACCAAGAATGGCACAAGTAGTTCGTTCCGTCCTGATTGATGTATTCAAGGAGGCGCAACACTACGGAGAAGTACCTCCTGGCTATAATCCAGCATTAGCAACAAAGCAGCCCAGAAGAAAAATTACCCGACAACGGTTGAATCTTGATGAATGGCAAAAAATCTTTGATATCGCAGATGCCAGTCATCGTTATATGGGGAATGCTATGCTGTTAGCACTGGTTACTGGCCAGCGGTTAGGTGATATCTCGCGTATGAAATTTAGTGATATTTGGGATGATCATCTCCATGTCATTCAGGAAAAGACCGGGAGCAAAATCGCAATTCCTCTTTCTCTTCGTCTCAACGCGATTAACTGGAGTTTACGCGATGTAGTTGCCCGCTGCCGTGACTATGCAGTCAGCCCATACCTTGTACATTTTTTCCGTACTACTTCACAGGCAGAACGTGGGGCACAGGTTAAATCCAACACATTGACGATGAATTTCAGTAAAGCGAGGGATTTGGCAGGAATCGACTGGGGTGATGGCTCGCCCGCGACATTCCATGAACAAAGGTCTTTATCTGAACGTCTGTACAAAGAACAGGGGTTAGACACACAAAAACTACTTGGTCATAAAACACAACAACAAACCGATCGTTATCATGATGATCGAGGTAAAGGATGGAGCAAAGTAGCGTTGTGA